GCGAAGTCATCAAATGGCGATTGAAGGGTCATGCTGAATTACCTTTTTGGCGGTGGGTTTGTTCGTGGGCGCGAGCTGTACGAAAGCCGTCCGATCTAGGTTTTGACGACAAAGAATTTACGCTTCCTCCGTTGAATATGTCAGAGCATTTGGTTGAGGCCAATTCAATCGCTGAAGGCTACCTATTCTCGCTCCCTGCTGTTGGTCTGCAAGAGCAGCGCGAAGAGCGTAGGCGCACGATTGAGGAGCGCTGTGAACGATTGGCAAGCCTTACCAAAACCGGGCAACCCGTCCTAGTGTGGTGTCACCTGAATGACGAAGGCGACCTTCTTGAAAAACTCATCCCCGATGCGATCCAAGTGAGCGGCGCGGACTCCGACGAAAAGAAGGAGGAAAAGCTACTGTCGTTTGCAAATGGTCAATCTCGCGTGCTGATTACGAAACACAAGATTGGCGCATGGGGTTTGAACTTCCAACACTGCAACCACGTTGTCGAGTTCCCTTCGCATTCATTCGAGCAGCACTATCAGGGCATTCGCCGATGCTGGCGGTTCGGGCAAAAACGCCCTGTCAATGTTGACATCGTGACGACAGAAGGTGAGCGCGGGGTATTGAAGAACCTACAGCGCAAAGCAACACAGGCCGAAGATATGTTTGCTAACTTGGTTGCAGAAATGAATTCATCAATGGCGATTGCGCGCGCTTCGTCATTCACAACAAAACAAGAGGTGCCATCATGGCTGTAAATGACCAACTCATTACCGACAAATTTGCGATCTACAACGGCGATTGCGTTGAAGTGATGAAGGCTATGCCGGATGACTCGATTCATCTTTCGATCTATTCGCCGCCTTTTGGCGGTCTTTACTGCTACTCGTCAAACGACCGCGATCTATCCAACTGCGCGGACTATGACGAGTTCATTGTTCAGTACGGCTACGTCGTGCGCGAAAAAGCGCGAATCACAATGGCCGGTCGGATTACAGCCGTTCACTGTATGGATGTTCCAAATAGCAACAGCGGAACCGATTCAATGCGCGACTTTCCGGGAGACATAATCAAATTGCACGAGGCGAACGGATGGCGCTACACTGGACGCCGCATGATTTGGAAAGAGCCGTTAGCCGTTCGACTGCGCACCATGCAGAAGAATCTTGCGCATGCTTCGTTAGTTGCGGACTCGATTGACTGCGGCGTGGCTTCTGGTGACTATTTACTGACGTTTCGCAAGGTAGGTAAAAACCCGGTGCCAGTTCAACACCCTGTGGGCATGCTCGAGTACGCGGGCGAGCGCACCCCGCCTGCAGACGTTATGCAATATCGTGGCTACACGGGCAAGCAGACAGAAAACCGTTTTTCGCACTGGATTTGGCGACAGTATGCCGACTGTATGTGGGATGACATTCGTTTGAATCGCGTTCTCCCTTACCGCGAAGCCCGCGACAGTGAGGACGAGAAGCACGTTCACCCTCTACAGCTGGATGTAATCGACCGCTGCGTGATGTTGTTCAGCAATCCGGGCGAAAAGGTTTTTACTCCTTTTATGGGTGTTGGCTCCGAGGTCTACAGTGCCGTAATGTTAGGTCGCCTAGGTATCGGCGCGGAACTTAAATCAAGCTACTTCCGGCAGGCCGTCAAAAACGTACAGGCCGCAGCGGTAGGCTACAAGTTTGACGCAGACAATGGCGATCTCTTTGAGGAAATTGAGGAGGCAGTATGAGCACTAGAAACCAATGCCTGGCGATAGTCGCCGCGTTCAAGAACCGCTGGTTTGACACCGGCATCGCGTTCGACCATTTGCGCGTGCAAAGCATCCATCGCCGATTGTCAGACCTAGAAAGCATGGGCTACACGGTAGAGCGCAGGAAGCATCCGACGATTAAGCGCGCCAAGACGTACCGCATCACGGGAAAGGCAGCGTAATGGAACACGCCCGCCACCTAATCAACGAAATGCTTCACCGCAAACGCGAGCGCGCAAACGTTCAGCCAGTCAAACGACCTGAGCGCTGCAACACGTTCTTAGCGACTCAGACGGTACTGCGGATGATTCCGCAAGAAGGTGAAATCTCCCGTCAAGACATTATCAAGCGAACATCGTTTACCGACTTGGAGATTAAAGCCGCAGTGAACGGGTTAATCCGCTCAGGCCGGATCCATTTTCGGCGCAATGGCGTGAACAGCTTTTATCGACTGGCACCAGTTTGATGGGTAAAGCATCACGCACTAAAGGCCGCGCCGGTCAAACGCAAGCCCGCCAATTGCTCGAATCGCGCGATTGGACGTGCGGCGATCTATCGGGTGGTATCGAGTCGGAAGATTTACTAGCGATTGATGGCGACGGCAATACGTGGGCTGTAGAGGTCAAGAACACGGCTTCTATAAACGTCCGCGCTCACAAGAAGCAAGCCATGACGCAGGCAACAAAGCGCCGCGCTAAGTGGATGCTGATGTGCCGGATTGATGGATATGCAGGCGCGTGGTTGGTCATGCGTCAAGGTTGTAACCCGGTTGTGTGGAGCGTGAGTAGCGATATGATTGAGCCTCAACACGACTCAACACGTTAAACATGTACGCAAAAGTTTTCTCTCAGATATTCGACGGGACGCTCTGCACTGTTGGCCCGTGGGAATCGCTGGTTACGTTTCAGCAGTTGTTGATTTTGGCTGACCAAGAAGGCCACGTTGATATGACAGCAACGGCAATAAGTCGCCGAACGACTATTCCTATCGAGATCATCGAAAAAGGCATTGCGGCATTGTTGCTGCCCGACCCAGAGTCGCGCACCCCAACTGAGGAAGGGCGGCGCATAGTGCCATTGTCTGAGGGCAGGGCATGGGGATGGCGCATAGTCAATTACAAGCACTATCGACAGCTAAAACGCGAGGAAGATCGCCGCAGTTACCATCGTGATTACTGGCACACACGCAAAGATAAAACTCAACACACTCAACAAACTCAACCGAATCAACCTATAGCAGAAGCAAAGGCAGAAGCAATAAATAAAACGGGGGTTAGGTTTGATGAATTCTGGGACAGTTGGCCTAAAAACGAGCGCAAGCAAGACAAGAAGAAATGCCGTGATCGCTGGCAAACTGCAAAGTGTGATGCTCTTGCGGAAAAAATCCTAGCGGACATCAGCTTGCGCAAGCAGGGCACAAAATGGGCAGACCCTAAGTACATCGAAGCGCCGCTGGTGTACTTGAATAACGAACGCTGGAATGACGGGTTTTCCCTTATTGCAGCAACAAAGGCGCACAACAGCTATTCCGACAGGGTGGCGTTATGAGAGCGCTAACCCTTGACGAAATGAACGTAGCCGTTGGGAAACTTTACACTAACGGATTGAAGCGCGGACTCTCTACGCCGTGGCCTTTTTTGACGAAGCTGTACACCGTCGCACCGTCGCAGCACACGCTGGTTACTGGCTACCCCGGATCCGGTAAATCCGAGTTTTTGGATGCGTTGATTATCGAACTGTTGCGAGCGAATCCGACAGCGCGGGCAGCGTTCTACTCGCCTGAAAACAAGCCTTACGAGCTGCACATTTCTAAGCTCTTGGAAAAGCACAACGGGCACCCGTTCAGCGAAGGGCCTAACCCACGCATGACCGCAACGGAAGCGGCCGACAGTTTCAAATGGCTGACAAGCCGCGTTCGGTTTATCGACGATGGCGACGGCGCGCAATCAATTTTCGATGTGCTGTCGGACAAATTTCCGGTAGAGGATTTGTACTGGTGGGAACCCGGTCACGAGACACGCAACGCGCCAAAAGAGCGGCCATTCTTTCTCATCATTGACCCGTGGAACTTCCTGCACAAAGACACCAGCAACGGGCAAACCGAAGCCGATTATTTGAGCGAAGCGCTAGGACGGTTGGACAAGTTTGTCCACGCCACGGGCGCGCACGTTTTCATTGTTGCTCACCCGAAGTTGGTAGCAAAGAGCAAGGACGGCATTCAGCCCGTTCCTACGTTCTTCGATGTAGCGGGCGGCGCTCATTGGGGCAACAAACTCGACAACATCATCACGGTGCATCGGCCTGACAAAACAGACCATCGCGCGCCGGTAGAAGTTCACGTACAAAAGATTCGCTTCAAACACATTGGAGAGGTAGGGCTATGCAAACTCAAGTACGACAAGATCAACGGTCGCTACAGCACGTATCTGGAGGCGGTGCCGACAGAGAGCTACAGCGCGAACTCGAAAGATTGGTAACGACCGTGTGCCAACGCAATACGCCTGAAAACTGGCGCGATGAAGCGATGGATTCAATCGGCGAAGTTAACGAGTCAATTGAGCGCGGTGAATTCACGGTTGACGACTGGATAAA